GTTGGAGGCCGAGGCGCCCATCGCTTCCACGATGCGGTACTGCGCGAGGACGCCCGGCTTGCGCAGCGTGATGACGCGGCCCTGCGCATCGGTGACCTTCTGCTCAGCCTGCGCCTTGGCGACCAGTTCGGCAGCCGGGGTCTGATTGATGGTGACGGTGGCTTCCTCGCTCATCACAGCACCTTCAGGCGCTTGGAGGCCGACCAGCTGAAGGACTGCGCCACCTTGTCGTCGCCGCGCTTGTTGCCGGAGTCGTCGAAGCGGAACACCACGCCGGTATAGCGGTATTGCGAGGTCGATCCGTCCGCTTCCGAGATGGTCTCGGTGATGGTCGCGGGCTGCACCGCGATGCCGGCGTAGTAGTCGGCCTCCGCCTGCGCGAAGAAGGCGTCGATGGTGTCGTCGGAGCGGTCCATCTGGATCGTTCCCGACCAGCCGGACGGCAGCTCGGCATAGCGGTTGACGCCATCCAGGCCGTGCGAGTTGATCGACTTGTATTGCGGCTTGGCATCGAAGCCAGTGGTGGTAGCGGGCAGCCGCAGCGGGCCGGAGGCCGTGTAGACATCGACGAGAACGTCGCGGCCAACGGTGAAGCCATTGGTGACGGGCATGGGAGTCTCCGAAATGACGACGGCCCCGCGTGGGGCCGTCAGGTGGGGCGCGAAGGGTTGGCGGAATGGCTAGGTGCGTCAGGCCGCGGCGGCGGTCTGCTGGCGCGTCACGGTGACGCTCTGGCCGCCTTCCATGTTGATCAGGAACTTCTCGACCACGCCGAGGTAGCGGACTTTCACATCAGCCTGCAGGTAGCCCAGGGCGATGCGGTTCGGCGGGTTGTTGTTGAGGTCGCACTGCACGCTGAAGCTGTCGATCTGTTCCTGATCGACCTGAGCCTGCAGCAAGGCGCTCAGCGTCGAATTGACGCCGCGGCGCGTCGGATCATTGGCTGCGGACGACTGCAGCTGACCGACGAAGAGGCCCATGCCGCCGGCGAACGTGGCGGCCTCGTAATTGGTCATCCGAGTGTAGTTGTCGCCGTTCGTGACCGGGTTCGAGCTGGTGTTGTGGCCGATGCGCACGCCGAACATGTCACCCGCCGGGATCGGATTGGTGATCACGTCGATGCCGGCCGCAGCCAGGCTCTGCAGCTCGGCGCTGGAATAGACCAGGTTCTGGTAGCTCTTCTGCGTGCCGACAATGCCGTACAGCGGCTTGTTGAGGCTCGATTCCTGCGGCGCGAGGTTGGCGAGGCGCCCGGCGACGTATCCCTGCGGCGAGATCAGGCGCGTCATGCCGTTCACGGTGTCCTTGAAGTACACCCAGTCGCCGAACAGCAGTTTCGCGGCGTAGCTATCGATGCCCGCGGTGGATTTCGCGCTGACCGCATTGGCGATGGTGTCGCCCGCCGGCCCGGTCAGCACCATGTAGGTGCCCTCGGACAAGCCGTAGGCGACCTGGTTGGTCCAGGTGGTCGAATCGTCGCAGTCGGCCAGCACACCGATGCTCGCGCCCGTGCCGCGCAGCGCGTACATGCCGCTGCGCGGCGTGGTATCGGCGCCGAGCAGCACCGTGCCGGTGATGGTGGTCGCGCCGTCCGTGCCGCCAGTCAGGGTGACCGTGGCATTCGTGGGAGCCGTGGTGCCCGCGCCGGCGGCGGCGGTGATGATCTGCGACGGTCCGCGCAGGCCGTACTGGCCCTGATTGATGGCGGCCGCCATGTTGACCCAGAGCGCGGCACCGGTGCCGCTGATGTTGTCGAAGGCCTCCGCCGCCCCGCCCGGCATGGCCACGGTCACCTTCGAGGTGCTCGCCTTGGAGCCGTTGGCGATGGTCACCTGGATGCTGTTACCCAACGTGCCGGTGTACTTGCCGGTGAAGGTGATGCAGTTGGTCTGCACCGCAATGGTGGCGGCGACGTCGGTGCCGTCAGTCACGCGCACGCAGCGCATGTTGTTGGCACCCTGGAGCACGGCCGCGGCAACAGCAGTGCCGAGGTCGTACTTGCGCGCCTGCAGCGCGCCGAACTTGCTGGCGTAGTCGGCCATGCTGCCGACGATGGTCGGGGCATTCACCGGCCCCCATGTGGCCGTGCCGACGAAGCCAGCCACATTGGTGGGTACGCCGTTGAGCAGCGACACCGAGGGCGGCACGATCTGGACATAGAGATCCGGGACGATCAGCGCGGTGGTATTCAGCGCGCCCTGCTGGACGATCTGGGACATGGAAGGCTCCGAAATGAAAAGGGCCGCTCAAGGCGGCCCGGGGTGGTCAGGGAGGCGGCTTCAGTCCGCCGGCGGCTGGAATCTCGGCGCCGGATCGTCCGGCTGCGACACTTTCACGACATCCGCGGCATGCGCGGAGGCCAGAACTTCCCCCACCGCCTTCGGGTCGGTGATGCGCTCGCCGCGCTGGTAGCCTCCGAAGGGGTTGGAAACGGTCAGGACAATGGCCATGGCTGCCTCACTGGTAGACGGTGGTGGTGGTTGGGTAGACGTCGGCGCCGGTGACGCCCACATCGATGTTTTCCTGCCCCACCACGACCTCGGTGGCGCCGGCGGTCTGCGTGGTGGCGTATTCGACCGAATACAGAAGATCGCGCCGCCACAGCGCCGACTTCTGCAGCATGTCGTCCTCGTGCGCGGCCCTGTAGATCAGCCTGGCCAGCGTGCCGTCCGGAAGCGCGATGCGCTCGATGCCGGATAGCGCGTTGTCGATCGCTGCCGCGGTCGCGGAGCGGTGATCCGGCGTGTCGGCCCAGACCGAGAGCTGCATCACCCGCTCCTGCCGCTTCGTCTCGCGCTGCAGCGTGCCGCTGCCGCCGGCGCGCGCGGCGCGGATCGGCTGGCCGCTCGGGACGGTAATCACCGCGCCCGCGTTGGTCGCGCCGGGAATCAGCGCCGCCAGCGCGGTGGCGATGCTCGTGAGCGTGTCGCCACTCTGCACCGCGTAGGTGTAGGCCGCGCCATTCACCAGCACCGCCACGTTCTGCGGCGTGTTGACGGTGCCGCTGACCGTGATGGTCTGGCCGGAGATGCTCAGCGCCAGCGTGGCGGCCGTCTGCGTCTTCGTCTGCCAGTCCGGCAGGTATCGGGTGACGTTCTTCTCGGTCGCGGTCGGAAAGACTGTCACGTGCATGCGCCCCGCCCCGGTGGGCAAGCCGGCCAGGTCCGCGTCCAGCTGCGAGGCGGTGGGCCAGCCGGCATACACCACCGTGGGAACGCCCGTCACCGGCGCCTGCCCGATGCCATTCGGATACAGCGTCTGGGCGATCAGCGCGACCAGCGCATTCGATACGTCGGTCAGGTCGGCCATGCTCAGGTTTCCGTTTCGAGGGCCGTCATGCGCCAGCCCAGCTCCGTCTGCTCGACGCTGGAAAGCGTGTAGCGGCGCCCGAAGTCGTCGATCACGATGTCGTCCGTGCGCAGGTAGAGCGCGCCGGGCAGGTTCGGCAGCAGCAGGATCCACCACGGCGAGCGCACATCGCCCGGCAGGTTCACCTCGCCCTTCTCACCCTTCGACCCCTGCAGGATCGACGCCGGGAAGCCCGAGGCGATCACGGTCTGGTTGCCCGCGGTGTTGCCGCCGTAGCCCACCGCGCCCACGCCGGTCTGCTGCTGCGGCCGGTAGAGGGTGACGACCCGATTGCACTTCACCGCGAGGATCGGTAGCAGGGGTTGCATGGCGGCGATGAAGTAGGTCGCGCCGTTGCCTTCCAGGTAGTCGCCAGGCGCCAGCTGCGTGCCGTCCGCCAGGCAGTACCAGACCGCGTTGCCGTATTTGCTCGGCTTGCTGTAGCCGAAGTCCTGCGCGTTGAAGCTGACCGGCAGCGTACCCAGCTTGTTGCCGGCGGCCAGGGCGGCCGTCCCGGTCGTGGGGCGGTACTGGCTGAAGGTGAGGCCGATCTTGGCCGCGGCCTTCGCGTAGCCGGCGTAGACCTTCGATTGCAGCAGGGCGCCGTCCATCACTCCCTCGCCTCGTCCATGCGCCGCTGGACGCGATGCTGCAGTCGCGCGATCTGGCCGCTGAGCATCACCATGTCGTCGCAACCGGTCCAGCCGACATCAAAGGTCTGATCGAAGCGGTCGGCGAACCACAGGACGGACTTGATCTCGCCGCGCTCGGCCGCGGCCAGTAGTTCGCGCAGCCCCTTGATCACCTCGTCGACGCTGCGGCCCGTAATGCTCTCGACCTTGCGGATCTCGGCGATGTTGCTCATCACACCACCAGCGCCACGGTGCCGCCCGTCGCGCCGAAATTCGGACCCGGCGGTACGCCGATGAAGTCGCAGAGCTTCTTGCGCCACGACGCGTAGAGGCGCTCGCGGTCGCGCTGCTCATTGGGGTTGTGCATCCAGACGGCGGCCTGCGCCGTATCCAGATTGCCGCTGGTGGTGGGAATCGCCGCCTCCAACGTGTTGAGGTTCCCGAGGTAGGTGGTGACCACCGCCTCTTCTTCGGGCAGGAAGTTGTTCATGCGGAACTCGAGCGTTCCGTAGTGCTGGTAGAAGCGATGGCCGAACGCCTGCACCGGCTGGCCGCCGAACGCGGGATATCCGCAGAACCGGCGAATGTCGACCTTCTGGGCGTCCGTGAACGACATCACTCCACCTCGACGACCGGCGCGCCGCGCTCGATCAACAGGGCGGCATCGCTGCCGGTGACCTTCTGACCGGGATTCCAGCTCCGCAGAGAGCCGTCCTCGTCGTAGAAGGCATAGGGATGGGTCAGCTGCACCGCCTTGGCAGCGTCCCGCGCATCGGCGCCGGGCTGCTTGGATTCGGTGCTGTTCGGCGCATCGGCGCCGGGCTGCTTGGCCATGATGGGGTGCTCCGTCGGGATGCGTGGAAGACGCGGGGCGACATCGGTCGCCCCGCGCTGGTTGCTGATGCTGGTGGATCGCCGCTTACAGCGACTCGAACACCACGCCGCGCTTGTAGTAGCTGTTGCTCGCGGTCGGGATGACGTTCGGGTTCGCGGTCTGGTCGGTCGGCACCGCGAAGCCGCCGATCCAGTACCAGGACTGCGCGATGATCTGCTTCAGGCGGTCCAGCGGCTCGCGAGTGACCATGCAGATGTCGTCCACCATCTCCTGCAGGCCTTCCGCATCCGGCACGTCCGAATAGCCCGTGCTCTCGAAGTCGCCCTCGACCAGTGCGCCCTGGCCACACAGGATGCCGCGGCGGACCTTCAGGCCGCCCAGCGTCTGCTGCGGCGCGAGGTTGCTCGGGATGAAGCGCGCACCCAACAGCTCGAAGACCTGGCCGTCCTTGTACTCAGCGGATCCGTAGGCGCCGCGGTACAGCGTCTGGAAGGTGGTGTCACTGAACAGGCCGAGGATCTGCGTGTTGTCGCCATAGAAGTTGTACGCGCCCGCAACGTCCGGCACCGCGTTGTCGCGCAGCTGAGACACGCCGGCAAGGATGTCCAGCATGTGCAACTTGTCGCCCGCGATGAGACCTGCGGTGGTGCTGCGAGCGTTGGAACGGATGACCGAAGGCGCCACGGCGGACTGCACCGCATTGAGGGCGGTGCCATCGGCCACGGTGACGTTGCCGCTGAAGGTCAGCGTGCCGCTGATGCCGTTCGGCGCAGTGGACACGTTACTGCCATCGGCGGTCGCGCCGGTCAGCGTATAGACGTCGCCGCCCACGGTCACCGACAGCGTGTTGGTGCCGCTCACCGGCACCAGCTGGCCGTTCACGAACACCGACTGGAAGCCGCGGATATCGTCGACCGAGATGGTCGCCGCCGGCGCGCCCAGCGTGGTGCGCACACGGGTATTGCCGCCCAGGTAGGAGTTGTAGAGCGCATCGCGCGCCAGCACATCCAGCGTGCGCGCCGACTGCTCGCCGTTGACCCGCGCATTCTGCAGGAACTGCGAGGCAATGCCGACACGGCTGGTCACCATGTTCAGGTCGATGGAATCGCCGTACATGTTGATGGCCAGCGTGTACTGCTCGACCGTCCAGCCGGAAGCGGTGAGGCCGTTGTCCAGATTGGTGTTGTTCGCCGGGTTCAGCGGAGTGGACGCTGCCGCCTTCAGGCCGCGGCGGGTCTTGGTGACGGTCTCGCCCACCGCATTGGCGAACGGCTCACGGTCGGCGATGGCGCGGAAGCCGAGGCGAGCGCGCAGGCCCTCCTGGAACTCGCGCTCCAGGTAGCCCTGCTGGATGATGGGCTGCAGTGCAGCCGGGAAATTCTGGATGCCCATGAGGTTGCTCCGATCAGGTGATGGTGTGGTTCATCCCCTGGGCGTCTGGCCCCGATGGGTGTCGCGAATGGATGGAATCAGCGGCGGCCGGTCAGCTTCCGCCTCTCGACCTCGTACTCTTCCTTGGTCATTTCCGTCGCCTTCTTGGCGGCCGGAGGATCCTTGCCCGGCGGCGTCGCGGTGCTGCTGCTGCCGGGAGTGCCGAACAGGTACGGCTTGGCCTTCTTCAGGCCCTCGATCAGCGCATCGGCGCCCTCGACTTCGCCCTGCTCGTTGAGCTTCACGCTGGCCAGATCGACCAGCTTCAGGCCGTCCAGGTCGACGATGCCTGCCTTGATCGCCAGCGCCTTGAGTTCGGCGCGGATGATGCGCTGCTCGGCCTTGCTGTTGGCCTCGGCGACGGTCGTCTGCGCCTCGGCCGCCGCCTTGTCAGCGGCTTCCTTCGCGGACTTCGCCACGGCTTCCTGCTCCTGCGCCTTCAGGCGCCAGCCCTTGTTCTCGGCGCGCAGCTCGCGCACGTAGTCCTTGGAGAAGGTCTCGGGCTCGGGAGGCGTGGGCGCGGCCGGTGCGGGCGTCGGTGCCGGCGCAGGACCGGGAGCGCCGCCGCCGTCGGAGGGCGAGCGCAGGGGAAATCGGCGGATCGTGCGGATCAGCATCAGGCTGTCTCCATGAAAAAGCCGGCATCAGCCGGCGGGGAACACCTCGGCAACGCCGCGGTGGGTTATTCGGTATCGGTGATCTTCGTCTGCGGCGCTGGCAGCTCGGCGAGCAGTTGCTGGCGCTCCGCATCGATCAGGGCCTTCTCGGCCTTCACGTCCTCGATATCGAACGTGGCGGCGATCGCCTTGATCGCGGTCTCGCGACTCAGCACGCCCTTGCCGATCAGGTTGGCCAGGCCGCCAGCGAAGGTCTGAATGTCCTGCGCGGTCATCGGGAACCACGCCGGCCACTTCAGCGAGATGGGCTTGTCCGCGGCGATGCGGCCGAAGTCCTGGCCATTGATCGTCAGCGGGTATTTCTGACTGCCGCGCACGATCATGCGGTAGATATCGAGCAGCGCGCCCTCGCCGTACGTGGCGCGCAGCTTGTCCGCCAGCCAGATCAGCGCCTGATGCATCAGCTCCAGCGCCCTGCCCGACTGCGCAGCGCTCAGCTTGTCCGCGCTCGACCGGTTGCCGTGCAGTCGCTCCAGCGCCAGCTCGCGCAGCTTCTCGACGTAC